CATATATTTAACAAAAGTATTATTATGTAAGTAAGATAATTATCCAAGAAAATTTTGAATAATCTAAAAATATTTTTAGAAATGAAAATACATAGTTATATTTTATTAAGATTCATTAGGGAATTTTAACTAAAAATAAGAACATAAGTTCTGATGTTAGGGGGATATGTATGCATAAATCAAATGAAAACATTAACAAAGAGGAGCGCATTAAAAAGACTATAAAAGAATTAGAAGTATTATTAGAATTAGATGTTGAGTTTTTTGAAAGCTTATTAGAAAAAATAGAAAAAGAAGAAGAGTTTTAATTCTCTTCTTTCTTCGTTTTTATTATATAAGCATTATCAATTATTTTTTCTATAGCATTTCTGTCATCATCATTGAGAGAATATATTTTTTTCATAAGTTCCTTAACTTTTTTATTAGCATCTGAATTTTCGATTATGTCAAAAGTTGTATTAGATGTATTAACTTTATCATTAATTGTATTTCTTGCATCACTTCTGCATAGTAAATAATCTACAGATACATCAAAATAGTCAGCGATATTTTTTAAAGTATCTTGATCAGGAAATCTTCTATCACTTTCCCAATTGCTTACAGCTACTTTTGTAACATTTAATATTTTCCCAAGTTCTTCGCCTGTTATTCTTTTTTCACTTCTTAAATTTTTCAACCTGTTTCCAAATGTGTTAGTCATAGTATTCACCTTCCGTTTTTAATAATTAACTAAATGATAACATGTTATTAGCAAAATGATAACTGTTGTTAGCGAAATGTATATTTTTATTAAAAAATTCATAAAAAGCTATTGACAGTTAGCAAAATGTTAACTATAATTAAGTTAACAAAATGAAAACAAAGAGAGGTGATAAAATGGTTAACAATCTTGCTAGATATAGAAAGTTTATGGAGATGTCACAAAAAGAAATGGCAACTGTTGCTAACATGTGTCTGACATCATATTATATGAAAGAAAAGGGAGCTAGAGAGTTTACTCAAGCAGAAATGTTTAACATATATAATTGCATAAAAAAAAGAGTACCAGAAATAACAATAGAGGAAATTTTTTATAGAGAAAGTTAGCAAAATGAAAACAAAAGGAGTTGAAAGAAAAGCACTTTGGAAGTTAAATATAGAATATTCAAAAGAGGTGATTAGATGGAAATAGAGCAAACAACAATACGCCTGCTAAAAAGCAGACGAAAGTTGAATATTAATTTCTATTTTGGTTAGGCGAAAGACCTAACAAAAAATCTGTAGATACATTAAGTTTGTTAGAAATTAATATTAAAGTTTCTATATTTGGCTCTCTTGAACCCGATTCATAATATTGATATGCACGTTCTGAGATACCAAACAAACTAGCAAATTGCTTTTGAGTCATATTCATTTGCTTTCTTACTAGCTTAATATTATCTTTGAATTTAGTCATAACTACACGCTCCAATAAAAAAATAAATAAATTTCTTGACACGAACAATATTAGCGTGTAATATATAAAACATAGCACGAACAATATTGGCGTGTTAAATAAAAAGGAGAGGGTGAAAATAAATAACAATTTAAAACTACAACGTGAAAAAGTTGGCTTAACGCAATTAGAGGTTGCTCAAAAAGCCAAAATAACAGAGAGAAGCTATCAATATTATGAAGCTGGCGAACGTCTCCCAAACATTCGTACAGCTTTAAAGATAGCTAGAATTTTAAATACTAATTGTGAAAAACTCTTTAATGAATAATAGCATAAAAGGACTCAGATTACAAGAAAGGAGCTTTAGATATGAATAATTTGCAACTTAACAATAAAAATACAATAACAACATTAGAAATTGCTGATATGTTAGAAATCAGACACTGGGAAGTCTTAAGGAAATTAGAAGGAACAGAAAAAACAAAAGGAATTATTGATATTCTTAACGACAACAATTTTGTTGTGGTTGATTACTTTATAAAATCAACATATTTGGATTCAAAAAATGAAAGTAGACCTTGCTATAATGTAACAAAATTAGGTTGTGACTTTCTAGCAAATAAATTTACTGGAGAAAAAGGTATTATTTTTACAGCCAGATATGTAAGAAGATTTAATGAAATGGAACGAGTATTAAAAGAACAACAACCTAAACTACCAACTACATACAAAGAAGCATTGCAACAGTTATTAATAGAAGTTGAAGAAAAAGAGCAATTACAATTAGAAAATCAAGAAAAAGATAAGGTAATCCAGTTACAACAACCAAAAGTATTATTTGCTGATTCGGTAGCATCTTCTAATGACTCAATATTAATTGGAGAACTTGCCAAATTACTTAAACAAAACGGGATTGATACTGGTGAGAAAAGGTTGTTTGCATGGCTTAGAGATAATGGCTACTTAATAAAACGTAAAGGTGAGGATTACAATACACCAACTCAAAAAAGTGTAGATTTGGGAGTTATAGAAACTAAGGAAGGTGCAAGAGTTCATCCAAACGGATATATAAGTGTAACTAAAACACCAAAAATTACTGGAAAAGGTCAAGTTTATTTCATTAATAAGTTTAAAAGTAGTAAACAGTTATCAATGTTAAGCTAAATCATAACAGTACCTTGAAAACTAAATACAGAATATTTTGAAATATATTATTAATTAATTATTAACTAGGAGGTTAAATGCATGAAAAATAATACAAGCGATTCAAGAGTAAAATATTTTTGCAAGTGTCCATATTGTGGGTTTGATAATGAGGTAGAAGTTAAAAAAGGATTGAAGCCTAAGATATGTTGCATATGTACAAAAGAAGTTGAGTATGAAAAACTGGAGCAACAAAGTACTCCAGCAAATATAGAAATTAAAGGAGTGTGTAATTAAATGAAAATTTCATTTGAAAGTGTAGTGAACAATGTAAATAATGAAACAGAATTAATATTATCAAAAGAAGAGTTACAAATAGCCAAAAGGATACTTAATATATTGAATGAAAATGAACAAAGTATCCTTTCCTCAAAAGATATTTTAGATTTTTGCAAAGAAGCTCTTAAATATAATTTAGTGCCTACGTTTGTTTAAAGACACTGAGACCATCACCTTTAGAAAAACTATTATTGACTTCTGAAAGTTTCAAAAAGATTTCATGGTAATGTTTTAAAAGTTCTTCTTCAGAAGAATTTTTAAAATCATATTTTTCCTTAAGAATTTCTAAAGTAAGAGTATGTAATATATCTTTACTGAACTGCATAATATCACCAACTTTCATAAAAAGATATAGGATTTATCCTACAAATATATTATATCAAAGGAGGAAATTAATGGCAATTAATGACAGTATAAACAAAATTTTAAGAGATAGAGATTTAAAAGCATGGAAATTAGCAAAAGAAATAGGCGTAGATTCAGGGAATTTATATGCAATTTTAAGAGGAGAAAATAAAAATCCAACTATAGATACATTAATAAAAATAGCTGACTATTTAGACGTTACATTAGATAAACTAGCTGGAAGATAGAAAGGGTGAGATAAAAGTGAGTGTAGCATTACAATTCATAGACACAAAAGACTTAGTACAAGAATTAATGCAAAGAGATGATACAACAGACATCATCAAGATGTTTTTAGATAGAAAAGGAATTAAAAGGATGAATTTAGTTACATTAAAAGAGTTTAAAGAATACTTAAAAGTGTCTGATGTAACTGCAAGAAATATGGTGAAGGAAGCAGAAGCACAAAATCTATATACAGTTTTCAAAATTGCAGGATGCTACAGAATAGATTTAATTTCTTTTGAAGAATATGTAATGAAAAATGCAATGAAAGATAGAGATGTAATGAAAAAGAGAAAGGAGGTGATTTAATTGAATGTAAAGGTACTAATAGCTTATATACAGTTTTGTAAGCAATATAATAAGAAAGCGAGTTTTGAAGGTCTTAAAAAATACAACAAAGGGGTAATTGCATGAGAATAATCTATAAAAACAAAGTCTACAAAGTAGAACAAGATAGAAAGTTATTTAGAATTACATACTATGATGAGCAGAAAAATAACAGGAAGTTTAATAATAATAAGAAAGTAAAAAGAAGTGTTTTAACAAGAGATATAGAGTTAGTTAACTTGTATTTACCAAGTAAATTAAAAATTAAGGGGGATTAATCATGAAAAGTTTAATTATAGTAAGAAATGCAATAGAGCAACAACTAAATAGAGCTAATTTAGAAATAAATAAAAACGAGCAACTTTA